ATGATTTATTTGAATCCTTGTGTTCAGAAGAGTAAAAAAAGATCAGATGGATCTTACGTGGGTTATATCTGCTTAACTAGAGAGCGGCAGATGTATATGTATAATACTGGTATTATACTGAAATCCAACGAGGTAACTAAGAATTTGTCTATTAGGAGTTGTCGATCTCTTAATCTTATTAATGAGATCATGGTTAAGTTCCAAGCAAGAATCAATGATCTTGAGGCTAGGAACTTGATTGGTTGCAAAAGTTTGAGACAAATCGTGGACTTATGCAATGCGGAAAAGAAGCATGTCATTGATGTGATAGCCGAGATACTGGATATAGCCAATGAGATAAGTAATGAGAATACAAAGTTCAATTATTTGACCACCAGATCCTCGTTGATGAAATTTATGGGGGCAGATTCTTTAAATATTAATGAAGTGACGTTGAAGTTCCTCAATGATTATACCTTCTGCAACATAAAAGAATGTCCCCAGCCTCGATCCGTAATTATATATCCAACCTTAAGGCATCCATTAACCGGATAAGGGCAAAGTACAATAATCCAGAGATAGGAGAGATAGTGATTCCTTACAATCCTTTCGAGAGATATAAGATGCCTCCCATGCCAATCTCAAACAAAAAAGCATTACCTCCGGAGATTATAAGGATGATCGCAAATATTCCGGATGATACTTATTACAATAATCCATCCAGAAGTCTTTTGAATTTTATAAGGGATATGTTTATGTTGTCGTTTTATACAAGAGGGACAAATACTATTGATTTCATGATGATGAAAAAATCCAACATGAAAAAAGGCCGGTTGGAATTTGAACGGACCAAAACCATGAACCGAAGGATGGATAGGGCTTTTACCTCGATAAAGTTAGAACCAGAAGCGCTTGAAATTATCTACAAATATCCCGGAGATGGAGATCGGCTCTTATGTATAGGAGATCGTTTTAGCTCAGAAAGATCTTTTAGAACCGCCATACGACAGGGAATGATCGCTCTTCGTGATTACATCGATTATCAAGAGATGTCTTTCTATTCGGCTCGCCATTCGTGGGCCACTATAGCGAGGAATGATATCGGCGCAGATATTGATGATGTAGCTAAAGGTTTAAATCATGCTTCTGCCTTGCCTATAACGGATATCTATATTAAGCCTGATTGGGGTAGGATAGACGAGCTTAATAGGAGGGTAATAGATTTTGTTCTTTATGAAAGGCTTAATAAATAAGCGATATTGACAAATTGTAACAATAACACTTAAAAGGGCCGTATCAAGCTCTGTATTGAGTAATGATACGACCCTTTCTTTGGTCTTTTAATATGATCAAATTTCAAATTATAAGTTCATATTTCAAAATTTGAGTTTTGACACACCCTCTATCTCCTTCCTGTTACGTTCATCATTTTTCCTATGTCACACCTGCCAAGGATTCAAGTAAGGATCGTATGACTTCTGAAAAGTAGCTATCCCCCAGTCCGTAGTTGGCTTGCCGGTATTGTCCACTTTTCTTGGAATCATGGGGTTGATCTTCAGTCTGTTTGCGTCCTTTAACCAGGCCATAGATGTCTCATAATCGTTTGACCTAGTAATGGATACATTATTGGGAGAAATGTTCTTGGTAAGCTCGTAAAGGGCTAATCTGACCATGTGCTTCTTGATGTTCTTATGCCTGGGGTCCTCCAACGCTAAGTTCTTCCCGATCTCTGGGATGTCACTATTCACGTTCAACGTAGGATAGAATACCTTTCCATCGTAGACCACAAATTCATGTGGCGATAACTCATATTCATTATAGTTCGGATCATATGGTAATATCTCACCCCAACATTGAGGTCGTAAGTCTGGTGATATTGTCTCATCATAATCGGTTAATTCATACAGTTGATAAAAGTTGTCACCATAACTTACCGGATCGTATAGCTGGAATGGGGTAGGAGTCCATTTTAACGGTTCCGCTTTCTCCCAGCAGTTTGATAATGGAACTCGTATGTCATTGAACTCGTAACCATTCTCAATCATGCACTCAAACACGATCCCATTGTAGCAAACCAAATCCCCCGGTCGATAGGTCAATAGCTGGGAGTAAGGATCGGCGTTGATAAGTTCTTGGATCTCGATTGACTCTTCCCAATAAATCTTGTCGGTGGGAACCTTATAACCACTGATAGAACGGATCACCTTATAGATATTATCCTCGTACTGGATATACGCCCCTACGGGATAGTTGATCCTTCTATCATACATCCTGATAGCCTTACCTTTCATTAACTCATTCTCAATCTCATAATTCTCCACCAGGTTCTCTAATATCGACATCTCTGCCGATTCCTCGGCTTGTATAAACTTATACTCGTTTCCCGGTTGGATTATTTGTTCCAGGGCTTCCTTGGTGATTATCTCTAAATAATCACTATCCAACAAAAATCTGTTATTTTCCATTTAGTAACTGAATTGTGGTTTAATTATTGATGTTGTTAATACGGTTCCGGTTTGTCCTCCTCGCTGGTATTTGAGCCAGCTCTTAGAAAGGAATGTACAGAGGATATAATCAAGGACATCTGTGCAGTTATGAACCAATATACCATTAGCGAAAAATTCATGCCGATCCTCTACCGTGATGTCATAGACCTTATCTATAGTATCGTGTTTTGGAAATCACTGATACTTTTAGAAGCTTGTGCCCCGTTGATGTCTATGTTGTACCTGACGTTGTAATCCATGTTATAGGCTTTGGTTATTGTTTACTTAATAAAGAATAGCTTGAAGCGTAAAGACTTGATTAAAAAAGAAAACCCCTACTGACATCATGTCGGCAGGGGTTTAGAGAGGAGTATATAAAGTAGTTAAGAAAAAAGCCTAACAGATGATGTGGTTAAGACTTGCTTATGCAACCACAAAGCATCGTTGGCGATCAATGCGAAATCTTCATCTGAGATAGTGGATAGTTCTACGCTGGGAAAGTAATGACGGACAAGGGTTATATGTTGCCTTAGCCACTCGTCATCCCTTACTTGCCAGCGATCGAGAAATTTGCGACCTTGGCTTGGCGGGCACCAATGATATTGGCCAGTTTTGTGGCCAGGCCATACAAGAACAAAGAATCGTCATCCACCAGTTCCTTATCTCCTTGGATAAACGTGTCACGTGCCAATGATCGGACAGCTGCGATTTCGTCTTTCTTTTGCAATTGTACGAACTTACTGAACGCGATGAAATCCGGCTCTCTGAAATAAGCGATATACACATCCTTGTCATCGTATTCGTCGCCGAACACCACGATAGGGTAGACTCTTTTGTTTTTCTTGGGATCTTGTTTTCTGATTTCCTCTAAGGTTTTCTTGATAGTTTCTTCTTGAGCTAATGTAAGCTCTTTGCTTTCTTCTGTTTCCATAAAATTTGTCTTTTTTGTTGTTTATGAGAGAATAGAAGGTCAGTGATGGAATTGTTTAATGTAAAAAGGGCCATGTGTTATTTTTCACACGGCCCTTTGGCTTATAAATGTTTTATGTGGTTAATGTATCGATTCCTCCCGGATTAAGATCGAACTCCTTGGAAAGATCGGTATCATCTTGTTTCGCTTCCATTCCATCCTCGGAGAAGATACATTTCTGTAAGGTGGTGGTCACGGTTCGTCCGTCATCTGGATGAGCGAAATGAACGATCAAGTCGAACTCTCCAAATCCCATCAACGTACCATCCGGAGAAGCCTCTTGGAACATCACTTGGGTGGCGTAATCAAGCTCGATAGAAGCCGTGTACGTCCAGTTTCCATAACCTCGTGAGATGGGTTGTGAACCTATACCGTAATTAGACTCAACCTTTCTTTTCCGTTCCCATTTGACTGCCTTGATTCCGTAGATCGCTTCGGACGATGAGGCGAACCCGAAATTGATCTCGATCATGGACCAGTCATAAGCACGCCCATTAATAAGCGGTGTTGTACTATCTGCCATATTTGTTGTTTTTAAGCGTTAGTTAAAGCGAATCCTTCCTCAACAATGATTTTCGATGTCACGCCGACTGGAACGATTGCGTATGTTATCTTTAAGGTGTCAGTCAATAGAATGTTCTGGTTGGAGGAGACTAACACGCTGTATCCAGAGATCTCGCTATTGCCTTCCATCGTGCTTAGGATGTTCTTGACAACATTCTGGTATTTTTTTATCTCTATCTCTGCTAGATATCCTGTCTTTGGATTTACCAATACCGGTGAGTTTAAGTAAGGAAGGAGAGCGTTTCTGATCGCACGTCTTGATTTGTCTATGGTCCTGTTTCTGGCGATAGTCCTATAATCGCTATCTGAGTAAGTCCTGTCCTTGGAGAAATAGGTGCCGTTCGCTCTCCCGGCGTATTTGATCGGGAAAACATATCCTTTTTCCTCTATCTCGTCGATTTGGGCTGGAGATAACGCTTCAAATTGTAGCATGCTGATAAAATCATCCCCTGTGTCATTTAGCTCGATATTGCCAAAGCCGAACTCGATATCGCTCATATGTTTGGAGGTTAGGTTGAATTGGTTAACCCAAGCGATAGACTCGCAAACCTTTGCTTCGGCTACGCAACCTAACGCGACACCAACGCAACCGATAGAGGAATGTTTCGGGTTAGCGATTTGCATCTGTCTTAACAAATCCGATCTACCTTGGCCTAACAACGCTGTCATGCGCGGGAAATCGCCTATGCAGGACGGGATCTTTTTAAGGTCGATGGTTTTGACTGCCCCGGTGGAGTCTGCAGAAGAGGCGTTACCCGTTAACAATACTGATAACGGGCGATGCTCGTTAGCTAATTCCTCCGCTACCGTATTGATATCGGAAACAAGGTTGAGCGAATAGTCATCCTCTGAGCTGGACGCTGTGGACCAAATGTTTTGAGGTGTCCATATTCCCAGTTGCTTGATGTCTCCATTCGCTACGGATTGGATGGTCTTGATAGCGTTCCAGTTCTTAGAACAATCGGCGAACATCACGTACAACGATCCGTCCGGTTTCATACGGAAGAACTCCGAGATGTGAAAATAAGGGATACCGTAAAAGAAGTTGTTTTTTTCTTGCTCAAATTCAGTGATACCTAATCCTATCGCCTCATTAACGGAAAATAACTGGATCACGTCACCGATCTTTATGCTGGGTGGCATATTGGTTTCGACTGGTAGGTCGAATATCAACCCGCTGATATGATCGTTGCCAACAGAGGTTGGCGTGAGATTGCCATCTTTTCTGATGAAAGATACTGTTCCTATTGCCATGTCTTACTTGTTATAATAGGGGTTTTCGTATAAGTGAGCGTTTGGTTGTTGGCTTGTATAAGCCCCGCCCTTGCTGTCTATATAAAGTTTCTCATATCCAGGATACATCTTCAATATCCTGTCAATGTTGTCGGGAATAACTTGAGGTGCTGGAGTGACAAGTTCGTTATCTTGTTCCTCTACAGGTTCGTTGATAAACTCCTCAATAGGTGACTCTGTTTCTTTCTTGATTCTTGCCATATTTATGTGTATAAAAAAAGGAGCGAGGCTTGGCCTCGCCCCTTTTTTATTGATTATTGGGTTATTTTTTAAGTTAATTTGTAAGCTGTCCAAACGACAATCTCTGCTGGACGAACAATATTAACGTCCATCTTCATTCTCATCTGGAAGAAGTATAACTCGGAGTTGGCTTGTAATCTGTCGATCTTCAATACCTCCGTATCGTTAGCGTAATCGACACCCATCCACAAGTTAGAGTCCATTCCAGTACTGAAATTACCAAGAACGATCGTGCTCTCCGGGATTCCTACGATAGGAACGATTCTTTTACCCTTGAACATGTATTTGTTGACTTGGGTATTGTCATTGTACTTGAATTGCTTTGAGGTCACGTATTGATCATACAAGTCCCAATAGCCCCAGTCCATGATATAAACTAAATTGTTCTTTCTGATTTGGTAAGGGCATTTTTGCCACATCGTGTACATGGCGGATTCTATGTTCTCGCCAGTCTTCAACTCTGTGTCACCAGCGTTAATTACGGTCTCGCCGCTCACGTTCTCCTTTAAGTTCTTTAATATGCGATAAATAGCCCCATCAAAATACTTATAAGAACCGGAACCAAGATCAATTCCGTTTTCAGGTTTTGTGAATGAGCCATCTGCGCCAAACGTTCCACCCTTGACTGATTGCCAAATAGCGTCTCCGATGAAAGCGTTCTTCTTGTCCATCAATAATCGCAACATCGTCGCCTGTATTTTCGGATCAAGCTCACGGAATACCAGATTACCATCCGGTTGAGCGAACTTCCAGTATTTCTCGAAGTCACGAGGATTGAACTCTAGGTAGACCATGAAATCCTTCGGTTCCAGATAACGTTCACGGAACGTATATGTTCCTTTGGAATCCGTAGGGCTTGTCGGCGTAGGCTTGTTGTCTTGGATGATGTCACCCAAGCTTACGGATGGAAGGGTGTATTTGTACTGGATACCGCTCTTGATATGAATCAACCCTTCTTTATAGGTATCGTTACCTTGTGCGGTGTAGGTCAATAAATCCTCTAGGACCTCACCCGCATATGTGTTTTGAGCAAAACTTACACTTGCCATAAATTAATTGTTAAGGTTTTGGTTATTATTACTTAAGCGATCCGAAAGTGAAATCCTTACCAACAACAGCCTCGACTTGTTTAGCCATTTGAGCTTCTACTGTTTGCACGCTATCTTTCACTTTCTCCACGTTGTCCTTGTCGTTCTCTATCTCAGTGGAGATCTTGTCTCTGGCTGGGATAGAATCTAACGTCGCTTTAGCCAAATCGAAATTCTTCGTTGGCATATCGATCCAATTCTGCTTAGCGGAATCCTCGATCTTGCCAGTGTTGATTGCGTCTTGAACCATAGACTCGATCTTTTGGCTCATAGCCTTTTTCTCGGCATCCTTGTAAGCTTGTAGTTCCGCTTTTACGTTTTCCAGCTCTTTCGTTAAGTTTTGATTTTTGGTGACCTCACCGGCTTTCTCGATCTTCAAGGAGTCAATGGTCTGGTTGGCCTCGTTGAGCTTGTTCTCTACGTTGACCAGCTCGGTGATCCGAGCCATGACCTGTGGAACCTCGACTTTTTCCTTGAAACCAAGCGAAGCTACGACAGCACCAAAATTAAAATCGATAGTTTGTCCTGTATCCATATTGTTTGTTTTGGTTTTGTTCTCTACTTCCGTAGGTTCTTGTTTGTTTTTATTAAGATTAGAGACATCATTGATAGAATGTTTATTTTCCTTGTTATCAGATCCATTTGACGATAGCTCCCCACATATAGAGGTTATGGTGTCCTTGAGAAGGTGGTTGTCCGTAATACCCTCTATTGCGTTCTTGACTTTCTCGATTTTTTGTTTCGAGGTCTTTAGTACGTTCTCAACTGGGATGATACCAGCTTTTACCGCCTCTTCAGCTGTAAAAAAAGTACCATCGGTACCTTCTTTGCCAGACATGAGTTCTTTTACCTTGGTCTTGTTAAATCCCCATCGTTTCATGTAGATCATCTCTATCTGTTGCCTGAACGCTTTTACGTAGTCTGGCTCCCCTTCTGTATCTTTGTTATCCTCCGTTGAGTCGAAGGGATTATGGATCATAAGGATAGTGTAGTCCCTCATTAACGATTTGTCTCCAGCGGCCCAGACAATAGATCCCATGGAGGCGGCCAAGCCTTCATTTATACATTCCGTCGGTATAGAGGAGTTACGAATTACAGAGAAGATACTCATACCATAAAGCACGGAATCACCAGAGCTGTTGATTAAGACCCTGATCTTACTAGGTTTGATATAACTCTCAACCCATAAAAATTCCGAATTGAATGAATTTGCGGTATATTCATCGATATCACAAAATAATCGGATGTCACAAACCTCATTCTCTTTCGCTTCTCCAACTACATACTTAAATTTAGATGTGTTCAT